TTCTGTTTCCTTCTAAATTCATTTCTAAATGTATAACTGTTGCAAATGCCATATTATCCTCTCCTTATTTCCTCACTGTATGTTAGTAATTTTTCCTTGACCCTTGAAGAAAGAACAACCGACTTCACCGATTGTTCTATACAAAGCCCTGTTACCTAATGTTCCTACACCGAATGGGTTTCCATTAGCGATACCATCTTCAAAGTATTGAGTTGGCTTCATAACTGATAGCCATAGATGGTCTGTATCAAGGAACAATAGGTCTGATAGTTTAGTTGATGCAAGTCCGGTTTGAGTCATGTCCTTTACAGGAATTAGCGGAATATCGTAGTATGTTGCAACTCTAAATCCGACTTCTTGACCCTTTGTTCCACGAACACCGTTCACTGTTGGAACAATTTCCTTTCTATCCATGAATCTTTCTTGGCTTTGCAATAGGTCTGCAATTGCTTGAATGGTATCATATCCGGTTAGAATAACCTTTGGTGAACCGCCAGCAAGTCTTAGGTTGCGAACCATGTTATTTAGCAAAGTTAGAGTTAATGCTCTAACATCTGTTGCTGCATAAGAAGTGCCCGAATCCACTTCTGCATCAAGGAAAGAAGCACTATCACGGTTTGTTCCGTAAATGTGGCTTACATTTGTTGCAGTAGCACCATCAGTCATTAGAGAAGATTGTGCATCCAATTTGTCTAATTCTTCCTTTGAAGTAACTACCTTTAGCAAAGAAGTATAGTTGTTACCAATGTTAGGCAATAGTGATGCTTCACCATAAAACTCTAGTGGCATAACAAGCATTTTGTTTTGGACTTCTGCATGGTGCTTACCCATATCTTCACGCATTTGCGCTCTAATATCGCCAATTCCATCATCAATCTGTGCCATTTCCATAGCCAACTCGCTGAAATCAAATTGGTGTGCAATTACTTTAGGACTCATGTTCAATTGAGCATAAGTTGGTGCAATTGGCCCTAATCCATCTTGTGCGGTTGAAAGTCCAGCATTTTCTGGAACACCACCAATAGAATCTGCTCTAGGTGTATCTGAACCCAATTCTCCCAATGTTAGGGAAACATCTGCTTTATCAACAGTAAATAGATTACCGCTACCACCAGCAGGTCTGCTCTTTAATACTCTCCAACCGCTTGAAGTGTATGGCCTCTTTGAAATCATAGACAATGCGTTAACTTCACGGTTTAGCATAGACCAAACCTTTTGTCCATAAACGACATTGTATAGTGCTGATACATCAGAAACGGCTGAACCGCTAAATGACGGAGAACCGTCATGTCCTGTGTGTATTCCACCAACCATACCTGCTTGCTTTAGCAAGGCATTTCCGGCTGGAAGATTCATTCCGTATGTTTGTGCTTCTAAATCTGCTATTGTGTTAATATATCCTGTCATCTTAATCACCTCAAATATTGTTCACCATTTTGTGAATATCGCTCCAATCCATTGATGCAATATCATCAATTGATGGCATTTTAATTACTGATTCTTCTTGTGCTTTTAGGATAGTTTCCTTTTCAGCAGTCAAAGACTTTCTTAATTCGCTAAACTCTTCTTTAATGGAAGCAATTTCAGCCTGTGCATCATATTGCGACTTTGCAAGAATGTTCTCACGGTTTGAAACTTCACTGTTAAAGCGAGTTTCAAAAGATTTGCGAAGGTTATCGTATGCTAGTTCCTCAAGTTTTTCTTGACGGAATGCTTCGTAAGCCTTCTCAATGTTTGCATTTGATAGGTTTAGTGTATCAAACTCATTGTTTTCAAATGCTTTTACAACCGGCATATCGGAAGCAGTTGGCTTTCCGTTGTTAATGACGATTCTATCTGCTGGTTCACCAATTTGATTACCTGCACCATCAAGTGTTCTTAGGTATGCTTTGTCGGCAGAATCATCATAACGAGGGTTTGTTCCTTCTTTCTCATCATCTTCTTCATCATCACCTTTCATGTAATCGCCTCTCTCCATTTCGGTATCAGCCATTTCCATGTATTCAGCATTTTCTTCCATCATTTCAGAATTCTTGTCCATAGACTCCTCTTCATCGCCCTTTAGACTCTCAACTTCTTTTAGAAGAGTATCTAATTCATTTAGTGCTTTTTCTAGTTTATCACTCATTTTTTCATCTCCAATATCTTGTTTCAGAATATCAAACTTCGCTTCGGGATTAATGCCTTTTTCACATATTGTTACTTCATGGAGTTCTAATTTACTTATTTCGTTATACTCCCCTAATTCACTGTGGCTTTTCTTTACTTTTTGTAATGCCTGTCCACCTATGCTAAAAGACCTTAATGTGCCTTTGCGAATACCTCTTCCAACCTCTTTGGCTTTTTCTATGTCGTCTCTTAATTTAATTACTACAAAGAATCCTACATCATCAACTTCCGATTTCCATAGTTTTCCGGTTTTATCTCTATAAGAGTCCACAACTTCTCCAACTTGAACATTTGAATGATTTGTCATTACATTTCTGAATTTTTTATCTTCCATGAATTTTGTAACTGCGGTTTTTAATGCGTTTAATGTAATTAAATCGTTTTGTTTATCCACGATTTCAATACTTGCATATCCTCCAATCATTAAATCATCGCTTTTTAGAATTCTGAAATCATCATTCCTTGTTGCCATGACACTAATGCTCATGTTCTTCAACCCCTTGTAATTTCTTTCACTATATTAAAGACACGGTTCATTTAGGTGGAAGTGGCAATTTTTTATACTTATCTTCGTAAATATTCCATAGTCCAGCATCAGTGTCTTTATCTGCTGGCTTCTGTTTATACCCTGTCCAAGCCAACCACATTTCCTTTCCATCCACTTCTATTACTCTAAAGTGCAATTTAGTTTCAAACTTGTTACCCCTCAAGAAATATTCGTGATAGCCTTCTTTCTGAACACCAAGCCCTATTTCTCCAGAATCTATAATTTTCTTCTTGGAAATGTTAGTTGCTATTTGGGCAGGGTATTTATTCGCCTTTCCAAACAATCTGAATATATCATCATCTTTTTCTAAGTCTATTAACCAATTAAGTGTTTCATCTTCTAACTTAATTACTAAGTTTAAGTTTTCATCATCTCTTAGATATAATTTGAAATTACCTTCTTGAAGTTTTTTTGGAGTTTTATATTTTTTAATTTCCTCTTCATCTTGCATAATCTTATCGGGGTCTGCAATCAATTTCTTTTCTTTCTTATCAAAAGAAATACCATCTCTTTCATCCATCCAATTAGGTAGTCTATTCATTTTACTTTCTAGAATATCTTCATATATTTTAGAATGATTTTTTACTAAGAAATCATGTAATTCTTTAGGAGTTTTTGCACCCCTTTCCTTTAGATACTGAAAAGCCGCAACAGTTAATCTAGACTGTTTTGTTTTCATTATTGCTTCTGCTTGACTTTTCCATTCATCTAAATTTGCTAAAGCATTTTTAGACATTAAGTTACTTTCATCAAACCCATAAATAGTAAACCCATCCATGTCACCTTTAATAATAACATTAGTTTCTCCATGAATATAATCGGTAACACTTACTCCCTTTTCTAATGCTTTTACATCATAATTCAAAGATTTCTTTGTATCTTTAGATAATAACTCAAGTGTGACTAATTTATCAGGATATTCCACTTCTGGAACTTCTATTACTTTAGCAGAATAAATTGAATAAGTGTCTCCTTTCTTTTTTACCTCATCAACTTTTACACGAACAATATCTCCAATATCAACAGATATTTTAGTATTCAATGCTTTTCCTACATTCATATATTTAAGACCATTAATTTCTTGTCCTTCATCAGTCGGCCCAGCCCCTAATGTATATGAATACAGTTTAGATTTAGTTTTCTTTTTATCCAACACAATCAAATCTAAATCAACAAACTTCTTCCATTTAATCCATTTAGGATTTTTCTTAGTTCCTATGTAATATGTGGAAGTAGCGTCTTTAATGACTACACCTTCAGCAGTAGGCATATCCATTATTTCTTTTGAATACTCTTCAACTTCTTTGATTGAATCTGCTAATCGAGTATCTTTTTTAGAAGGGAAATTTAAGTATTCACTTGAATGAACAGAATAATTATTAAACATTGTATTCAATCTATCATTCAAAGGTTCATCTGCTATGCTTTTGTCATTGTGTCGCATAATGTCAAACATATGCGCTTTTAGTTTAGCATCAGGATATTTACCCTTAAACACATGAGCAATAGTATCTGCTCTATGTAGTGCATCCTTTCCATCAAATAATATTAATTCACCATCTAGAATACAATCCCCGAAGTGTTTCTTCTTCATTTCTTCAACAATTTCTTTACACTTATCAGTAATATCTTTTTCATTATAGGAATAAACTTTAATCTTGTTGTCTATTTTATGAACCTGTATTCTCATACCGTCATATTTTTCTTGAACAATGTATTCACCGCTAAATCCTTTTAACTCTTCCATGTCTTCAATGTCAAATATTCTATACATAGGTTTGTTAGGAGTGATAAAATCTGTCTTACCTTTTTCTGTTTCTGATTTTTCAATCATTTTTTTAGGTGTATCAGTTTCCATGTCAATATCTTCTAACTCTTCCCAATCTTCTTCATTGTGTTTAGAAAAGAATAATAGTTCTAACATAGCCATAGCAGACTTAACTTTCTTTTCCACCTTCTTTGAGTCTTTTCCATCCCCATAATGCTCAATAATATAGAGGGGAATATCATCCACTTCTAGGTCAAGTCCCATAAGGCCATCTGTAATGGTGTCAGGTTCCATGTCTTTAACGCTGTAAATGGATGGATTAAGTGCTTTATTGTCATTTCTCATAGCATAATGTAAAAATTTAACCATTGTTTCCGGTGATTCTAATAACGCTTCAAGAACATTATCTTTGAAGTGTTTGGCAAAAGGGTCAGAAACTTCATCAGAAGCATATCGAAGTTTTTTTACTGCTTCGTATATCTTTTCAGCAATAGTAGTAGTTACATCGGAAGCATCTTCATTATTCAAATCCTTATCATCAATGTAGCGTTTCAATTCTTCTCCAAACTTCCCCGAATCATCATATTCTTCTTTGATGTATTCAATAGCACTTCTCCATTTTGAACCATACTCTTTCGGGTCGGTTCTTGCAGAAAGATAGGCAACCCTAACTCTTTCAAACAATTGAAGTATTTGATTAGAAGCATTACCCTTCTTCTCAAATAGAAGGCCGGATTTAGGCATAGGTCATCACAATTTCCCATCAAAACGGCCTGTTCTCTTTTGTTTTTTTATCCCATCAATCGCTTTTTTAACCACTGTCTCAATCATTTCTTCTCTATCAAAATACCTTTGCCTTGCCCTTCCATGAGGTGCTACAAGCGGTAATAAAGATTTAAGGTCAACATCTTCAAAAGCCTTTCTTATTTCTTCGGCCACTTTATCTAACGCTTTTTTTACTTCATCCGGTAAATTTGATTCAGCCTTTTTGATTTTATGTTCAGTAGTTTCGCCAGCAAGACCATAACCTTCTTTCTTTTGAGTTTGATTCTTAGGCTTTACATTAGTTACTTTAGGTCTTTTAATTTTCTCAACTTCTATTTCATCATCAAGAGGAAGCCTTTCGTGAACACTCTCTTGTTGCAATAATTCCTTAGCCCTTCTTGCTTTTTCAATCGCAAGACTAACAATTCTTTCTTCTTTAGTTACTCTTTCCGGCATTATTGCCCACCTACCTTTTCCATCATTTTATGAATATCCGACCAATCCATACTTGAAACATCACCAATAGCAGAAGCACTACCAATGGTATTATTCATTTTAGGGCTTGGACTTGTTGTAACTACAAGACCGGATTTCATCAAAAGGTTGTCCTTATGATATACAGTCTGTTCTAGTTGTTCTATTTTATCAGTTAAGGCTTTCAAAATCGCCAATACATCTTCATTTAATTCACTCATTTTTTCCACCTTTTTTCTTTGGATAAATCATTTCTCGCAATTGACGATACAAGGTTTCGTAATCCTTACGGAGTTTGGTAGCGGTGGCTACAATATCAAGGTTGCGCTCATCCATGCTTTTCATGCGTTTGTTGAGTTTTTTGTCCGACTTCATAAAATCTAAGTCTTTCAGAACATCTATCAACTCACCCATTTTAGTGAAGTCCTGTCCGAAAAATTCAGTAGGTTCTGCCGCTTGTAAAGTCTTTTTTAGTTTCTTAGTTTGTTTGCTATCTAAACTATTGAGAATAGTTTTTTCCGGAGACTTTTTCTCTTTTAGAATATATTCTTTCTTTTCATCATAATAATCCCATGTCATTCTTCTTTCCCCCTAGTTGATTCTTTAATATTTTCAATAGACTTTTTCCATCCTTCGCCTAACTTATCTAATTTTTTGATTTCTTTTTTAAAGTTAGGAATTAACCTGAGTTTTCTTTTCATGCTTCTTTTAGCATCTTGTATTTTTTCATTATATTTGGCTGCTAATGCTTTCTGTTCTTTGTCGGGTAAAGTTGTTTTAGTTGCTACTGATGCAAAACCTTTCTTCTGTGCTTTTTCAAACAATTCTATAAAAGCCTCAATTTCAACTTCTAATATCCCGATTTGCCTCATAGTTTTATCTATTAATTCATCATATTCATAGATTTTATTTTCTATTTCGTTTAATTCTCTCATTCCGATATATAAACTTCCAACTCTTTGACCAACAGTTCTTTTTTCTCTCGCTTCATCTTCTTCTTTTGATTCTTCGGTTAGTTTTTCAGATATTTTTTTCCATTTATCAAATAACTCCTTTTCAACTTCAGTTAATTCGTTACTAAGTTTTTCTGATATTTGAATAAACTCCTTTGCTTTACCAGAATTAAATTCAGGCAAATCAATCTCAAATCCATCTCTTATATCTGTTGCTTCAAAAATATTATAGAAATATTTTTTTAGTTTTATTCCTTCTTGTTTAAATTTTAATTTTAATAATCTAGGAATTTCAAAATCAGTCTTTTTTTGGTTTTGTATATCTCTGATTGTTGATTCTTTAATTTCTTTCATAGTGTCAGCAATTCTTTGCTTTTTCTTAGAAACTAAAGCACCTGCTTGTTTATTGTAAATCTTTCTTCCAAGTTTATTAATAACATCTAAAACCTTTGTCTCTTCATCATTATACATCATGGTTTTATTCAAAAATTTCATTATCGTTTTGTATGAATCTTCAATATCAGAAAATCCTGTATCGCTATCATCATAAGAAAAAGGTCTTAAACCGATTCCTGTATTGGTTTTATCAATCCAAGCAAATAAATCAGCATCCATAACAGTCTTTGCTTCACTAAAATATTTATCAAAATCATCTGTTTTTATTTTATTCATCTGCTCTCGGAGTTTTTTATAGTTAGTAAACATAATGTCTTTATGTTTTCTTCCAATATCTTTAGCCCTTCTTTTCATAGCCTCTTTATCGCTACCTATTGGCTTACCTGTCGATGGACTATCATCAAATAAGGAAGAGAGTGCGGCTAATTCTTTAGGAACATATGACTTTTTAACCTTCCCACTACCAATATTTGATTTAGGTTTCTTTTTAGGTTCTTCCCATTCTTTTGTTTTATCATTCCAAACCAAAGGTTTTTCAGGCTTTACACCAGCAAATGTTGAAGGTCTTCTCATTCCTATTTCTTCCTTCTTTTGTTTTTTAGGTTTTTGAATAACGACTTTTCTTTTAGGCAAGGGTTTAGGATTTCTTTTTGTTTGTAGTAAATTAACAACATCAATAAAGTATAATTCGTTAGAAGCAATAAATTTACTAAAGTCTTTATCCGGATTTTTAGATTTACTAAACACTTCTAATTTATCTGCAAAATTTTTCCACATTGATTTTGTTGCAGCAGCAACTTTGGTTTCTGATTGCGGTAGTGCGGATTTAACTTTACTCTTTATATTTCCTTTATCTAATAATTCAGGGTCACTGAATAAAACTTCATATATTGCAGTCAATTCAAATTTTTCATTTTCCTTTCTTTGCTCATCAGTTAATTGAGAATCTTTTCCGGTTCTTCTTAAAGAAGTTCCTCTTTCTCTCTTTGTTTCTTCGGCTTCTTTCTTATCCTGTTCCCAATTCTTCATATTGAATCTTTTAGCAAGAGTGTTAATAACAGAAGTAATATTATCAATTTTTCTTCTAATTATCATATTGCTTTCCATTTTAGAATATTTATTTTTAAGAGCCTTTAAGTTCTTGAGTATTCTTTGATAACTGTCTTGGAATTTTCTTTTGTTTTGTAGTTCCCATGTATTCTTTTGTTTTTCTGACAAATCATCCCATTTCACTTCTTCATAAGTGCCGGTTTCATCATTATACATTTTAGGAATTGGGTATTTTACTTTTTTAAGAGACTCGAAGAAAGTTTTCATTTCTTCATCTTGTAATAAACTCTTTAGTTCTTTTAATTCAGATTCTCCTTCTAAATTACCATATACTTCCATAAAAGAAATAGTATTCTTTTTATCAACAGGAGCAGGTTTATTTTCTAAAGCATTTTTTAATTTTTTATCTGCTTCTTTTGTCAGAATAGCCCACTTCTTATCAAAGTATTCTAAGTCATCTCGTTTGAGTTCTTCAAGAACAGAAATTTTAGAATTTTCCACTATTTTTCGAAATTTAGGCTTTCCACCGTAGTTTTCATATAGTTTCTTTTCGGCTAATTGTCCTTCTTTCTTATCTTTAATAACTTCTTCAATAAACTCAATTTGATTGTTTATTGAATCCTTATATGAGTTAATGTAATTATTTACTTTTTCTTCATATGTTGAGCCTTTGATTCCTAATGCAGTAAGTAATTCTTCACTGGATTTTCTATCTTTTGGATTTCTTGAAAAATAACGGTCTTTCATTTCCTGCATTTTTTCATCAGTAATATATGTTTTTAATTTAGCAAGTTCGGGTTTTAATTGTTTATTTCCTATGATGAATTTTTCTTGCCAATCATCTTCAGGCTTTAATTTACCGAACATATCTGAAGTAATAGAAATACCTAAATCTTCTAATAATTTTTTAGTTTTCTCATTAACTGTTTTTATAGCACCTTTAGGAGCAAGACCTTTTTCCTTTCCAATACCTTCTATAATTTCTAAATTCCAAAATCTATTTTCATCTAGCCATTCTTTGCTTAGTTCGAAATCATTCAATTTGTTACTCTTTACTTTTTTTATTAGACCATCATAATATGCAACTATGTTTCTTCTTAGGTCATCTCTAATTTCTCTAGACGCAGTATCTTCTATTTTACCTGCTTCTTTGCCTTCCCCCATCATTTGAGAAGCAACATACATTTGTGCTAACTGTTGCCATGATACTCTTTGTTCCGGTTTTTCTAATTTTAACCCTTTGAAACTTCGTAGCATTTCAGAATATGCTTTAGCCTCTTTTTCTAAATCCTTTAGCGGCTTTCCATTATCGTCTAGATAAGGATTGTTTTGTTGCTTTACCTTTTCCATCGCCTTTTCTATATCAGTCACTAACGACTTCAATAAAAAAGAAGGGTCATCTTCCCGACCCGATAGAACCGCTTTCCATGACATATTATCACATCAGAAAGGTATGTTCTCTTTTTTTCCTCTTTTATGCTTTGGTAAAAGAACCACATCAGGAACATCATTAGATGAATTAATCGGTTTATGCGAAGTGTCCGGTGGAAGTCCACCAATAGAATAATCACGGCTAACTGTTGCCCTTCGATTATCTGCCGCATTCTGCGCTCTAACCTTTGCTAGTTCTTTTTTCAATCTCATTTCTTTTTGTTTCAAATCTTCTGTCATATCAACCAACTCTCCTTTCAGTTCTTTTATCCACATTTTCATTACCCGCATCTTTAGGTAATCCTGACATTCGCTTATCTGGCCCTACATTCATTGAGGCTTTATTCCTTGTGGCTGGAGGATTTTCCTGTGGTTTAGAACCTCCCGCTAATGCCTGTTCTTGCATTTGTCCTAATTGTGATGCATCAATGTTTGTTCCCGCATATGGGTCTTTATCAACCGGTTTATCTTTTTCACCGCCTTCTCCCATTTCACTTTCAACGGGTTCAGGTTTTTCAAAGGTAAAGTTACCTTCTTCATCCATATCAACTTCAAATCCTAAATTCTTAATAGAAGCCGCAATATTGACTTCTATTTCTCTTTTTCTTAATTCAGCAATTTCATCTTCTTCTTCTGATGGAGGGAGTTTTAGAACCCAATCTGTTATTCCAAATTGCTTAACTAAGTATGGGAATACATAATTATTATACACATTTTGCGCCATTTGAACTGCACGATTAGTAACTAGAATCTGCATACCTTCATTGTTCAAACCACCGCTTGTAGTGTTATCAGCCATGAAAACTTTACTGACACCATAGAATGCTGAAATCCTATCTCTTAAATCATCCTTTACAGACATATAATCCATTTCTTTTAGACTGTCCATAAACTTAATCCATTCAATAGCACCTTTACCGCCACTATCTGATTCAACACCCATAACAGGAATAAAGTGAGGGTCGGACTCCATCTTCTCTTTTACACCACGCCAAAAGGCTCTCATTGAATCTAAGTTACGAGTTTGAACTGCCAATAATCCTCTTGGCATTCTGCTCTTAGTATATGCTGAATTAACATAATTCTCCATAGCAATAAGAGTCATAATATGATTGTATAATGTAATTACAGGAGAGAACCCATAAAGTCGGCTAGGACTATATTTACTAAAGTGTAATACTTCACCCTCTAGGAAATATTGGTCGTCACCATTCGCTCTATTAACATAATGAACAGGATATAAATTACCGCCACACTGTTCACAAGTATGATGGGGTTCTGTATGTAATACATCTCTATGATTAATACAAGTAAATCCTTTTGTTCCCTTTACTCCATCTTCATCTGCATAGATAAACATGGTTACAGGGTCGCCTCTAAATATTTCTTTGATACGGTGCATTCTAATTTTACCATTACCGTCAATAAAGTATTCTTTGACAAGAACAATATATGCATCATCCATAGTATTCAAATCGTCTTCTAATTCTTTCAATACATCTATGAATAATTGTTCTGATGGGTTAACATATCCTTCTAG